TCTTCTTCTGCTTCTACTTTATTTGGTAATGGCTCCTCTGCGGTTTGGTCTTCACCATTATCTGTTGTTGCAGGATTTTCCATTGCTTTATTAGTTTCATCATCAACTTGTGCAATTGATTTACCTGTTTCTTCTGCCTGTTGAGAAAGAATTACTAGTGGAGTAGATTGCTCAAAGTATAACTGTGTATCTTCATATCCACCCTCTCGAAATACCATATCTAAACTATTTAAGATTAAGTTTTGGAAAGGTGCAATGGTCATTGATTGCATGATACTAAATGCAGTCATCATTTCCTCTGACTGACTACTAAATCCGTTGTTTGCAGTTCTAATACCGAATAATAATGGAGATGTAATTCTATGTGCAACTAAGATTCTATCTTGTGCGTATTCTGCAACATACTGAAACTTCTCATGTAAGTTGTCGATTTGGATAACGTCAATTGTCGGTTTAGTTGTAGGGTCGTCATTAAACGACAACATAAACTTACCAGCGTTCTTAGTACCTGTAAATTTAGCATATAAAAGGTCTTCTATTGTTTGTCTTTCTTCAGGTGCAGGTACTCCACTATTCATATTCAACATCACCATTGGTAAGAAACCATTTTCGATATTGTTTAAGTGCAAGTTTGATAATTCACCTTCTACAATTGAGTATTGCATTGCAGAAACCCAATCAGGCAAACTATAATAATATAAATTTGGACTATAATTCTTCAACCATAATATTTCCATCTTTTCATTAGACTTTCCAAATGCAGGTAATTTCTTTTTATCTCTTACCTTTCTCTGGTCATTCCAATCGGTACAATAATAATAGTTTTCAATTTTAGGATTATTGTATAACTTTTCAGCTCTTAAAGTTTGTATTGGTGTATGATACATCTTAATTACTTTAGTATGGTCATCATTCCAATAAACTTGATATGCTGCATTACCAAATAATTTTAAGTCAAAACTAACTCTTTTAGTTTCTTCTTGTGGAATTATCTTTTGTAAAGTTTCATTAAATGATTCATTCTTTGAATATAAACCTTTACCAAATATTAAATCTGCAATACCTTCTACACATGCAGCATTTGTTGTTGATGCATTATATGCAATATTAACTGCATCGAAAAAATCGTCGTGGCCATAAATACCAAAAGGTACCCATGAGTAACGAGTTTTAGTATCCTCTGTAATATAAGGAAGTTGATTATTGGTTACGTTTACGATTGAAAGTTTCGTTTCTTTTTTCATATTATATAATTACATATTCATTATCAGAGTCATGTGAAATAAATCCATCATTCTGAGTTTTGTATACTGGTTTGTCAATTGATTGTGATGCGTAAAATTGTATACTTCCGTTCCATACATCATCCATATAAGTAAATGGTATTGCAGAAGTAGATACTGCTGGTGTCAGAGTTAATCTAAATTCTGTTCCAACAGGATGATTTGTGTTTACATCAAAGTTTACACTAAAAGATACGAATGATTCACACGCATCGTATGACCATTGATTGGGGTCGAATAATACAGAACTGTTTTCTAAAGTTATCATATCTTGGTATGACAATAGTAAAAACTTTGACCCAGATGGTAATTGGGCAGTTCTAATCATGTAATCGTTGTATCCACCTTTGTAATAACTAAGCATTATCTCGTATTAGTTTGTTCTTTTATCTAACATAGGTAAATTGGAATGTAATTAAATAAAAAACCCCACTCCGTTAAGAGTAGGGTTAATATATTTTAGTAATGCTATATTACTGATTAGCTATTAGTTCCATAAACAACTACTGGGTTTGCACCTAATGCTGCGAATGGATTTGCGATAGTTGAACCACTGATAAATGCTGCTGGTAACTTCTCTTGACCTTGCATTGTAACAGAATAACCATAAAGGTCTCCCATTGCTGCACCTGTCTGAATTGTACCTGCAGTTAAATCTGCACCTTCTACTTCACCTACTAATAATGCATCTCCGTTCATTGTGTGGACTACAATCTGCGGACGTCCGTATGCCATGAGTTTCAACTGTGTGGTCATTTCGTTTGTCAATTTCTTTAAGTTAAGAGTTAACTCTTGAGTAAAGAAAGTAGTTCCGTTTTCACGTGATGTGTTAACCGTCTCAGTATACGCACTTGTTCCTTTTAAAGAGTAATAGTAAACTGTACTTCCTGATGGAAACGCAGTAACTTCACCACTTCCGTTTTTAGTGAAAGAGCCAGTAGTAAAGTTTAGAAAGTAAACTCCTTGAAGTCCACCTATACTATCTTTACATACTTCATTTCTTCCTGCTGATAAATTACAAGGCATTTTGATTAAGTTTTAATTTGTTATTAAAAAAGGGTGAGTGTTATACCCACCCTTTAATTTAGTTTTTATTAGTAAGCTCCGAAGTATACGATGTCTTGACCGATACCGAATTGAGTAGCCGCTGTGTATCTCATAATAACTCTAAAGTTTTGAGAACCATCGATGTTAGCCATATCTAATACTTTTACTTCATTGTAGTCAGATAATAAACCTGTACCGAAGAATAAGTTAGATTTTTGAGCTGCAACGATTTTGTTAGCTGACATACCAGGACACATTACGATATCAATACCATTAAAGTTGTATGGTTTTTCACCAACTGTTAATTGATTGTTATATCCGTTTGCACCTACTGCTCCACCACCTAATGCAGTTTGGTAAGCTTTAGCTACACCTGTACCCACATACAATAATAAATCTTCTTTACCATAAACTGTATCAGGAATAGTATCTACTACTGAGTTTAAGATAGAGATTACGTTTGCAGAAGTTACACTACCAGAGATGATAACACTACCAGACTTAGCTGCTAATACTGCTGTTGCTCCACCTGCTGCAATTGATGCAGAGAATGCTGATTCAAATCCTAAGAATTGACCATTTACGTTAGTACCTCTCCAGATAGATTGTTCAGTAGCCTCAGCAACCTTACCACCTGTGTAAGAAATTAAGTAGTCTGTAAATGTCGCCGGGATATTATCGAAGGCTGAGAAACCCAATTCTAGAGCCTGCCATGAATCTACAAACTCTTGCTTACATAATTGTAAGTTAACTTGTAATTCTTTTGGTTCTAAGATTCTTTCAGATAATGCTACACTACCTGAAGTTACGAAATCACATGATGCATCTTGTACGATACCATTCACGTCTAATTTTTGGATAACTTCTTTGAATTTCACATTAGGGTGAATTTCAACATACTTGTTGTCCAAAGTTTTTGCACTTAACAACGCTGCTGCGATGTACTGACCTGCAAATTCACCAGCGTAAGTGCTAGTAATTGTAGGTAATGCGAAATTTTGTTTTGCTTTCATTTTTTTAATTTAATGAGTTTATAATAATTTTATTTATAAAGTTTAGATAAGAATGTCTCTTGTGAGTTCATTACTTTCTTACCAAAGTTTTTCTTATTTAATTCTACTGCTGCCATTTTAGTTTCAACAGGTGCACCATCTAATTTAGGAAGTTCCATAGCAATGTCTTCTTCTTTTTTAGTTTCTGCTTCTTTGTCTACTACTTCTTCTTTCATTTTAGGTTCAGCCATCTCCATCATTTTCTTTTCCATCTCTTCGATTCTGTATGCTAATTTAGCAACCATATCTTTTAATTCGATTTCAATTGATGGTTCGTCTTCTGTATCTGCAGGTACTCCGTCACCTGTTGATGGTAATGGGCCTACTTCTACTGTTTCTTCTGCCATGTCAACTTCTTCAACAGGCTTAGCTCCGTCTGCTTGAGGTAAGTCTTCTACTTTAACCATCTTAGCATCAGCGTCAGCTAATTCTACGTTTTCTCTTTCAACGATTTTACCGCCTTCAGATTTTACTTTTAATAAGGTTTCATTACCTTCTGTGTCTTTCAACATTAAGTCGTGGAAACCGTCTGGTGCAGGAGATTTAGTACCATCTTCTGATACTACGAATAAATCTTCACCTACATCGAATGTTGCAGATTCAACAATTGTTCCGTCTGCTAATTTTGCATAAGTTAATTCTACTTCGTCTTTTGACAATAAAGTGATTATCTTATTTAGGACTTGCTTTGCGTTCATATTTGTTTGTTTTATAATTTCTAACAATGTTAATTTTAATAATCGTATTTTTTTTTTATCGTACTTGTGTTACTGATGCGATTATTGATGCTGCTGCTGGTATATTACCTGATGCTGCTATAAATGGATATGTTGTACCACTATCATTTGATTGATATGTAATTTCAACATAATCATTTGCGGCTAATGTTAATACATAATTCCATGATGTAATTGTTTTATTATTGGATGGTAATGTTACAACACCTGCTGATGCTGGTACATTTGTTCCATTCTTTTTTAACCATATTGCAATATCTGCTGCACCTGAACCTTGTGATATTTGTGTTGAAAATTGTATGTTATAAACACCACCGTTAGCAACAGTTAATCTTGTTGGTCTACTTGCAGCATCATTTACTACACTAACACCATTAGCTTCATCAGTTGTATTGAATTGGAATGAAGCACTTACGTTTGCACTACCTGATTGTGTTGTATTATCTTGGAACGCACCATAGTTAAATTGTTTATTTCCGTTTGCAAAGAATGAACTTCCACTTTGAATAGTTAAACTACCAGTTGTAGTTAAACTTCCTGATATTAAAGTATTATTTGTCAATGTAGTTTGAGAACCACTATTGAAGAATTTAATACCTGTATCACCTAAACCATTACTAATTGCAAGTACAGTATCCCATGCACTTTGACCTCTTAAGTTTGAACCTATTAATGTATTATTGTTACCATTTAAAACATCATATCCGGTAAGATAACCAAGACCAAGATTATCCGAACCTGAAATCAATTGTCTAAATGCATTACTACCTACTGCAGTATTCTCAGGTGATTCAACATCATATAATGCAGAGAATCCAATTGCTGTATTTAAATTAGCATTTACTGCTGCATTTCTTAATGCATCTTTACCAATTGCAGTATTTCTATTACCAGTTATATTTGATAATAAAGCGTTAGTACCAATGGCAATGTTATCAAAACCGGTAGTTGTATTCTGCAATGCTAATCTACCAATTGCAGTATTTGCGTTACCTGTTGTTACGTATTGTAATGCATTTGCACCAATTGCAATTTGTGAATCTGTTTGGTTTCTTGTCAATGAACTTGCACCGACTGCAATATTAAAATTCATATTAGACCCTGATGCGAATATCATTGAATCATTACCTATCGCAACGTTTGTACTACCTACTGTATTATTATTCAATGCTCCAACACCAATTGCTAAGTTTTGGTTACCTGTAAGATTATTTGACATTGCATATGAACCAATTGCTACGTTATTTGACCCAGTAGTTATTGACAATGCGTCTGCTCCGATAGCTACGTTTTGACTTGAACCACTTGCAAATCTCATTGCATTGTTTCCTATTGCAACATTTATACTTCCTCCTGATGACGCACCTAATGCATTATTTCCTAATATTACAGATGATTGGTCACCTGCAAAAGATGTGAATGTTGTGTTACCTCTTATAGAAACACTACCACTTATTGTTTGGTTACCATTGAATGCGTTTGAGCCTGTTGTTGCGAAACTACTTGTGTTAATTGCTGCTGGTGCAATACCATTTACTAATAGACTACCAGATATATTTACAGTTCCTTCAAAGAATGAATTACTACCTGAGTCTATTAAGAAGCCAGTCTTTCTTGTAGTTGATGTACCTGTACCTACTGCAAATACTATGTCTGATGATTTATCTCTAACTCCGTCCGATGCATTGTATCTACCAAAGAATGCAGAACCATGACTACCAACTTCACCTGCAGCCATACTTGCAGTTACAATCAAACTATTACCATAAATAATACTTTTATAATGACTCATTGCTGACCCCAAACCAGATATTCTAGCGTTTGTTGTCTCTGAGTAAATTATATTAGAAAAACCACCAATTAAGTTATCATTAAACTGTGGTTGTGTAGTAGTTCCTGCTGCAAGACTACCTGATATTATTATTTGGTTATTTTGACCTGTGATAGTGTTTCTTTGTATTGCTGCCTGTCCTAAACCTGCAGATGCTGAGAAATATAGATTTTGGAATGTAAATCCAGTATCATTAATAGTATTATTATTAAACGTTACTGAAGAAGAATATAAATTTAAAAAAGCAGTACCATTTAAATTATTAGATGTAATGGTTGTAGCATTTCTAATTTCAGATTGACTTGCAATTACATTTAAGTTACCATTAATATAGTTTGACGTTATACTAAGTACGCCTGTCAATCTTTCTGCGTGTAAAGTTGGACTTATACCAATATTTACGGCTCCTAATATATTATTACCAGAAATAGTTTGAGCAGATGCACTTACAGGTCCTCTCATAGTAATTACTTGTGCTGCACCAAAGTAGTTATTAATAATTGCTGGTGAATATTGCATAGAGCCACTTATTTGTGGGAAACCTCCACTTAATGCAATATTATTAGAACTTAAATATCTTTTAAATCCTGCAGTTGGTGCTGCTGGGTTTACAAATATGTTATTACTTCCACTTATGATTGTGTCTGCGGTATTATTATTAGTCTTAAATATTAAGTTTAATTGTGACCCAGAAGGTGAAAGTATAGATGATGATAAATGTGCTGATGCAGATGTAAATGACTTTGCAACTAACATCATACTACCTGATGTGTCAGTTATAGTAAATAAATTACCTGCGTTATCTATAAGTGTTTGGTCACCTGTGAATGTGTTAGACCCAGTTGTTGCGTAACTACCAGTTGCAGAAATTAAACTATTTACCTTTTGGTCATTAGAAGATGTATATGCGTTGAAAGATGCAGTCGTTACTAAACTACCTGTATCAACTACACTACCACTACCACCTGCAGGTAAAGTTACATTAAATGTAGTTCCATCACCTTTTCTAAATGTCATTGTTTGTCCACTTACACTTGCAGTAGTCAATGCTAAACTTGCAGATGTAAATAAAGATGAAGTAGCAGTATTTAGATTACTTAATGAAGTTAATGCACTTGCACTAAACAATTCTAAGTTTTGAGTCTCTACTAATAAACTTGCAGTAGTCGTATTTAAATTATTAATACTAATTTGTTGAGATGCAGAACTTGCATTCAATTGTGATATAGATGAATCCGTAGATGCAGTATACTGATTAAATGAAGATGTAGTTACAAAATTACCTGCACTACCACTTGCATCAGGAATGTTTACTGCAAATTGAGTATTGTTTCCTTTTGTAAATGTTAAGTTTCTTGTACCATTATCAAACGATGCAGTTACTAATAAACTACCTGTTGATAAATTACTAACAGATGCAGTAAATTGTTCTAATGCATCTATTTGTTGATTCCAACTTGCTGAATCTAAATTGTATCCAATCTCATCAACCATAGAGTCAATCATATTTACATTGAATGCTCTTAATACGGCTGGTGTGATTAAACCACCATTGTTATTTGGAAACGATTGATTATTATCTACCTTTAAGGCCTGTTTTGATAATTCTGACATATCTTTGTTTATTTTAATCTAATATAATATCGAAACCATCACTATATCCGTCACTAAATCCACCACCCTTAGTTCTATTAGGAGATTGTATTTGACCTATACCCTGCTCCATTAAAGCACCTCTACAACACTTTACATCGTATGTATCTGTTTCAGGACATAAGCAAGCACGTCTACTATTCTTTGGACTTGATAATCCTCTGGTTGGCCCCAAGTAATAACCTGAGTTATTTTCTCTATTCACACTATATCGTAGTGCTCCATTCTTTGAGTTGCTCCAAGGCATAATAGTAATGTTTTAGATTTAACAATAGTAAATGGAAATATGGTAGAGTTATTTAAGTGAGTTCATTGTTTCTCTATGCATCATTTCTTCTAATCTATTTTTATCAGATTTGTATGCAAGGAATAGTAAACACTTCTCTAATGGTTGTTCTACAACTGTATCTATTTTTTCGATGTTGCCTTCAGCAAGTTCGAATATTGTTGAATAGCTTCTCCACTTTCTACTAAAACGGACTTGATGTTGTGAGGTAACTCCGTCTCCGTCAAAGAGTTCAGGGTATCTTTCATTAAGTCCATTTGCAAATTGAGAAAAAAAAACAATGTACCAAAGTGGATATCCATAGTTACTTCTAACCATTTCTTTTCATCTATCTTTGCATCATACTTTTCTATCTGATATAAACCATGCTTATCTTTCTTTGTAACTGGTCTGTATAGTATTGACATGATTTTTGCCCAATTCTTATCAATAGAGATAGTATCGTATTGAGAGATATCTGCGTATGCACCATAAGTCATTGCAGATAAGTTAGGTTCAAATCCGTATTCAACATTATCGATAGTCACAAACCTTTGCAACTCCATATCTTCTGGCTTTAAGAATTTTGATAACTTACCTTTTAATATATTATAACTTTCTGCAGATACGTTTGGTATTTCCTCATATGGTATTCCACATAAGTGATGCAACATTAATGCATCTACTGCTTCTTGGTCTTCTTTGTATGACTCTATATCTGACATTAACTCTAAATACTTTCTTAGAGGTATGTCTTTCCAATCTGTTAATGCCTGTACTTTAATCGTTTGTTTCATTATGTCTATTTTTATTCATTAGTATTTGTAATTGTTGTTTACACCATTTAACCTTACTTTCTTCATTTTGTAGTTTAGCATTCATTGCAATCAATTGTGCTCTGAGTGTTTCATTTAATTCATGCATCTCTTTTGCATAACTTATTAAGTCTTTTAATTCTTCATTAGTCCAAAGTTGTTTAGTCATGTTATCTTATTGTTATAGCGTAATTACCTGCGTTAATCTTTTTAGCATTCATTTGTTCCATTACTGCATATCTCATTGCATCTAACAGGTGATTGTTTGCATCCACAGGAGTGTTAGTTACTCCACCATTACCATCATCTACCCACTCATACGAATAAAGTTCTTCTATAAGGTTCGTATTTGCTTTGGGCACTATTATACGATGTTGCTTAACTAAGTCTATTCCCCAATTAACACTATCTTTACCTTTCTTAACTCCTCTTGCTAATGGAAATCCACCTTTCTTTATCTCGTCTATTAATCTAGGTTCACTACTATCTACAATGATTATATCTCTGCTATCTACATTTTCTTTTAGTATTGATATTATTTCTGCTGTAATTAATCCTTTCTGATATATGTGTTCGTTTACTATTATCTTATCTCCACTCTTCCAAAGTGCAATCAATGCAGTAGGGTCACTTACATATCCAATGTCCAATCCGAAACAAACAAACTCAGCAGTATCAAAGTCAAACTCATCAACAACTTCAAAGTCATATATTTGTTTTTCGTTTACTGCAAATTGTCCTAGTCCATAAGTTTGCCAGTATCTCGGGTTGGTTTCTTTATACTTCTCAATGAAACGTACTTGCTCTAATGGTAAATACGGATTGTCTTTGTATGTAGTGATAAATGTTTGCACATCGTCTCTTACACTTAATTCTTTTATTATCCAATGCTTAGGAGAGAATGACGGGTTATAACTTAATATGATTTGACCTGTTGTTCTGATTGCCAATTGCATAAACTGCTCTGAATTTAGTTCATTGGCCTCATCGCACCATAAAATATTTCTACGAAGTCCTTTTAATTTCTCTGCACTATCTGTTGAGAAGAACTCTATTACACTATCATTATCAAATGTGTAAGTATGTTCAGTTGCCATCCATCTATTCTCATCCCATAATCCCATTGTCTTCATTATATCTTTGAAGTCACGTATTGCAGATGTTCTTAATGCAGGAAAGGTTTTTCTTACTACTGATATTAAAAGAGTTTCCGATATTGCTTTAACGATAAGATATTGTATTAAAGCAAATGACTTTCCACTTCTCGCACTTCCTTGATGCAATTGTATCTTTGCTTTACTATCCCATGCATTACTGAATGTGATTGTCGTATCAACCTTCAATTCTGTCATCTGGTCTATTTATGTTTATTGATATCTGTTGTATCTTTGCATTCACTTCCATTGTTCCATTGATGTCTACACTTCTCATCTTAGGCATTGTATACTCCATTAACTTCATTGCTAACTCCATTGCCTTTACTGGGTCTTTCTTTTTTATTTCTGCTAAGTCAGCCTGTATTGTATCCAATGTATTGTTTACTGCACGAGCAATCGTAAGTTTCATCATCTCAGTTGACTTATTTATTGCTCCTGGTTTTCTACCACCTAACTTATTTCCTTTTTCAAACTTTGCCATAATTCGTTTACATCCGTTAAATAATCGGATTTGTATATCTTTTTAACAACTCTAAATAGATTTGTTAGTGTATGTCAACCAAAGTAAAGATAATCCAATGGTGGTCAGGTATGCAAGAATGAGGACTATTGTTTCATCTTGCTTATCAATAAATTTTCCTATTCGACTTATTATCCCCTGCCCCTTTTTCATTTTTAACAATTTATATTTTTAATTTCTTCTTTCACCCATTTACTATGACCTATGCGTGTACAAAGTTTTTCTTTAATAAACTTTTCTGCATCTTCTATTGTGTTAAATTGAGTTCTAACATTGTAACAATCTCCCATGCCACACATTTGATGTTTTATTGATTTCCAATATTGGATACCAAAAATGGTTCTACTCTCCATAATGTAATAATAAACCCTTGCTTCAACTCCATATTGATTAAAATATGATTCCTTCATTATTTTGTATTGTCTATTCATTTATATTTTTTATTTTATTCTTTCTTTCCGTATTCTATACTGCCAATCTTCGTCATATAATCCAAGTTCTTGGTCAAGTTTCATTATTTCGGATAATGCATCTCTTTGTTTTATTTTTTCCTCGTCAACCCATTTACCATTTTCAAATTCACTGTTATTTTTTACAACATTCTCAACAAACATATCCATTGTTTCTTGATTTTCATCATCAAACAAATTACTCGTATTATCTAATAAATCTTGTTTTTCTTTTTCTAACCTTTCTTTCCGTATTCTATACTGCCAATCTTTTACCAATGGTTTCACAAATATCATCTTTGGTTCACTTTCACCCACTATCATTCTTTGACCTACTCCATTTTCATCTTTTGGGCCGTATTTACGAATTGCCGCTTCAATATCCAATCTTGCAAGAGGTGTTGCACCACTTCCACCATTCAACCAATGTTTTATTGGTGCCTTTTTAATACTAATTCCCGATGTTTGGCCTACATGTGTCCAATTATCTGCAAGATATACTGCACCTCTTCTATTCTCATTTTTCAATACATAAGTTTCCATTAGTATCAAATCATCACCATATCGTTCTTTCCATCTTTTCATTCCCTCTATCCTTACCATCTTTAATACTCTACTTCCTAAGTTCTTTATACCGGTATCTGGTTTCAAGCAAAATCTATAATTGTTAGCCATTTGATTAGATAACTTTATTCTTGTCTCTTTATCCCATCCTATCCAATTATCTCTATCCTTTACACATAATACACAACTACTTATTCCGATTGCACCTATTACTTCTGCATTCTTATTATACACTAACCAATTAATTCTTCTTTGTGGTACTACTTTATACTTTACATACGAATGATACTTGTTTATAAAGTCTTTAAATACTTTTGTCTTTTCTGCTGTATTACATTCTTCCAAAGTAATATGATTATCATCTGTATCTTTATATTCAAAAAATGTCATTTGTATATTCTTTCTATGTGGTATCCGTGTAATAATTCTCCTTCTTTTGTGTATATCATAAACATATAGTATTCTATCTCATCATCTGCTATTAGTTCCATATCTATCATCTTAAAATAATGCCAGTCAAAATAAAGTTCTAATTGTTTTGTGATGATAGGTTGTCTATTCTTCATAGTGTCCTCGTGTGTCAGGCGTTGCGTTTGTAATATGTTTTCTACTCTTTTCTACTTTTTGTTTTTTAGTTTCATCGTCTCTGCGGTCGTAGATCCAGGTTAGTATACCTAACTCTTCTGCTTCTTTTAATTGTGCGTTATAGTGTCTTTTAACTGCTTCAGGACCTTCTTTCCATGCTTTCCTTAAGTTCTGTCTTATCTTACTAAATCTTGCACCTGCATCATTGTTAACTGAAGAGAATGGATAGTTTTCTTTCTTCTCTGGTCTTTTTACTAAATGCTTATATCTTTCAAAAGTGCATTTCTTACAAGTATGTATTGGTCTCATTGTAAAGAATGATTCATTACAATCCTTACATACTCTTGTTTCTCCATTCTTTTTGTCGAACTTTTTGTTCCATATTGCCATTGTAACTTATTTAAAAGGATTGTCTATAACTTTTTCTAAATGCTTTCTTACTTTCTTTATACCAATGAATACAGTACTTTTAGAAATTCCTATCTTATCTGCTAATTCTTGTAGAGTATCATCTCCATCACACCAATACATCTCGTACAGTTTGGAAGAAGTCCACATTCTTGTTCTTTGTAGTCTTTTTATTTCTGCAAGTACTTCTTCATGTGCTTTCTCTATACTTTGGTCTAATTCATAATCATATTCTTCAAATATATCGTCATGTTGTATATCACCTACATACATTACTCTATTCAATTTCTTTACCTTATTAATCCATCTATGTTTCAAAAATGCCATACAATACATTCTGTTATAAGAATCTTTCCAATATAATTTCGGGTTGCATTTCTTAATTAAATATTCCCAAAGGTCAGCCACAAGGTCATCTGACTCTTCTTTATGCTTAGTTATATTAAATGCAACTTGATGTAACCAAACACTACTATCGTTATAAAAGTTTTCTAATCTTTTATTACATGCTATTTGTATACTACTGGTTACTTCGTTACCCATTCTTTTCAACATTAGTTATGAAATTACGAATAGTTTGAGTTGCTCTTACCCAATGGCTAGATGCACTTCCGCAGCTACACGGTTGACTCTCGTTAGTTTTATTTATCTTATTGTGATTACTCCATATCCAACCCATTTTATCATGTGGTATATGTGTAGTAATTGTATCCATAACTTCTTTTAATTCTTTATACTCTTCTATGTTATAAGGTAAAAATCTATTAGAATACTCTGGCGGTATTGTTGTTGTATCTGTTGTTTCCATTACTT